CCAAAAAAACTTAATTAGTATTTTAAATACTATGGAAGAAAAAAGTCAAAAAAAACAATTTTTTAAAAAAAATAAAGTTCTAACTTTAAAAGAAGCTTTTATAGATTTACAAAATAGGTTAATGAAGCAGAAAGCAGAAAAGATTTGGGAAATAGAAAGAGTAAAAGGAATAAAAGAAAAGAGTGAAGAATGGAATATTTTTGCAGGTTCAGAAACAATTAAAAAGAATTTATTAGAAAGACTAAAAAAAGAATTAAAAGAGAGAGAAATGAATTTGAAAACACTAGAAGAAATAATAAAGAAAAATAAATATGGCAAAAGAAAAAAAAGACAAAAATGACACTATTAAAAAGAGGATTAAAAAACAACAAGAGGAATGGTTAGGAGCCTTTAAAAATTATTGGACAATCTCAGGAGCGTGCAAAAGAATAGGAATGAGTAGAGAAACTTATTATCAATGGACAAGAAAATACCCTGATTTTTTAAAAAGAAAAAAAGAAATAGAAAAAGAGCAACTGGATTTGGTAGAAAGTAAATTATATGAATCAATAAATAGTGGAAATTTAGGAGCTATTATTTTTTATCTTAAATGTAGAGGTGGACAAAAATGGAAGGAAAAAAGCATTCAGGAGATTAGAGGTAAACTTAAAACAGAAAATGAACAAAAACAACTAACGGAAGAAGAAAAACAGAAAGTTAAAGAGATAGATGATTTATTAAAAAATTATGTTAGACAAAAATCAAAGCCTGATTCATTGGATACTAACAAAAGGAATAAAAAATGAGAAAGGGGAACCTGTTGAATTCAACCAACGATACTTTTTATTAGATTTATACACCGATAATTCCAAAAAAATAGTAATAAGAAAAGCAGCTCAAGTAGGAGTTTCAACATTCGCCATTCTTAAGGAATTGCACGATGCAATTTATTATAAATTAAATCAAATTCATACCCTGCCAACAAGAGAAGATGTGTGGAAGTTTGTACCTGATAAGGTAGATGGAATAGTTAAATCTAATCCAAGTATAGTAATAGATGGAAAAAACGAAGTAGAACAAAAACAGATAGGAAGAAGTTTCATTTTCTATAAAGGAACATTTATGGAAAAGGAAGCTATAATGTTAACCAGCGACAGGAACATTTATGATGAAGTTGACAAGAGTAATTCTAGTGTAATTCGAGACTATAGATCAAGATTGGGAGCGTCTCAGATAAGAGAAGAAATTTATATTAGTACGCCAACAGTACCAAATTTCGGAATAGATGCCCTGTGGGATCAATCAGATCAGAAACATTGGAGATTTCAATGTCCTAAATGTAAAACCTGGCAGTATATGGAATGGGACAAGAATATAGATTTTGATAATGAAGTGTATATTTGTCAGAAGTGCCATCAGGAAATAACACATAATATAATTAAAGATGGAAGATGGGAAGCAAGATATCCCAACAGAGAAATATCAGGATACTGGATATCACAAATGATAGCACCCTGGAGATCTTGTAAGGAATTGATAAAAGAAAAAGAAGATTCAGAAGATGAAGAGTATTTTTATAATTTTGTTTTAGGTTTACCATATTTAAACCCAGAATCTAAAATCCCTGCCAGTTTAATTTTAAAAAACCTAACCGATAAAAAGAGCGATGAAAAAGATTGTGTAATGGGAGTTGACGTCGGAGGAAAAGATTTACATATTATTTTAGGAAATGACCAAGGAATATTTAGAATAGAAAAAATAGAAGATAAACCAGAAAAAAGCAAATGGCAAAGATTAGCAGAGCTAATGGAAGTTTACGAAGTAAGATTTTGTGTAATAGATGCTGAATGGGACACAAACGCAACTTATGAGTTTGCCAAAAAATTCCCAGATAGAGTTTATCTTAATTGGTATAGAAAAGATCCAAAAATGATAGAGATAGTTAGATTTTTAGATGAAGGAAAATTTACAGACAAACCAAAAGATTGGAATGAGGAAATAAAAGTATTAAGCGACAGGAACAGAATTATTGACGCATTGATTGATGATTTAAAAAAAGGAAAGTTTAAATTTATTTTTCAAGCAGGAGACAAACAGATTCAAGAATTGATTGATCATATTCAAACAATGTACATAAGAACAGTTACTGATAAGATTGGAGATGAGCATAGAGAATGGGTAAGTACGACTGGTAAAGATCACTTTGTGCATGCATTAGTTTATTATAAAATTGCACTTGATAAAAAACATAGATATGAAGAATAGAAACCTCTTGACTTTTTTAAAAAAAAATAGTATATTGACATATAAATTTAAATTTTAATTTAAACAAACTTTATGGCAGAAACTTATCAGCCAACAGAAGAAGAAAGAAAACTAATAGAAAAGTGGAATAAAAGATTTAATAAGACTAAAAATTGGAGATTACCTTATCAAGAAAAATGGTTAAGAATGTATAAACTTTACCGAGCCTACCGAGATAAAAATAATTATGCATACGATACCAAATTGATGCCACCAATTGCATTCGAGATTGTAGAAACAGTAAAACCAAGATTGGCATCAGCAAAAATGAATATTAGAGTTCTTCCTAGAGGCAAAGATGATGTTGGATCACCATCAATTGAAGCTTGGGATGATTTAATTAAATATGATTTAGATGTAATGAATTTTGATGATAGAAAAATTGATTGGATTACCTCAGCCTTAATTTATGGAAATGGAATTGCTCAACTAACTTGGAATCCAGGAGAAGAAGACGATGGAGATCCAGATTTAGAAATACAAGATCTGTGGTTATTTTATCCAGACCCAGAAGCAACAAGCCTCCAGGACAGCAAATGGGAAATTGTTCAAATATTCAAAAAGAAAGAGCAAATCATAAAAGAAGAAGAAACTCGAGGAGAAAATAAACTTTATAAAAATTTAGAATACGTAGAAAATAAAAAAATTACCAACGATCCCCGACGAGAAAGATACGAAATAAATACCAAAAAAATGGGACAAATAGATACAGGAGGAACAACGAGTGAAGGAGAACCAATAGGAGGAACAACATTAAGTGAAAAAGATCAAGAAGAACAAGTAGAATTATGGCAGATTTGGGATCACGAGACCAACAAACTAATAGTAATTGCTAATCGGCAAATATTAATTAGAAATGATGTTAATCCTTATTTAAATATAAACAATGGAAGAGTGTTCATTGATCTTCCAGATCATGCTTTACTCTGGGAATTATGGGGGATAGGACACATTGAACCAGTTGAAACTACAATTAACGAAATTGCAGATTCAAGAAACCAAGCAATGGATGATATAGTTTATACTCTTGATCCAATCAGGAAAGTTAGAAAAGATGCACATCTTACTGCTGATGATATTGTCCATGCTCCAGGAGCAATATGGCAATTAAAAAGAGCTGATGATGTTTTAATAGAAAGACCACCCGAAATAAGCAAACAATGGTTAGAAAAAGACGAAATATTGAGAAGGGAAATTCAAACATCATTAGCTATTTCTGAGTATGCAATGGGACTGCCAAAGGGAACACAAGAACCACTTGGAAAAGTAGAATTGTTATTGATGCAAACTAATATTAGATTTAGCTTATTATTGCATCAATTTGAGATAGCATTAACACAACTCATAAATAATTTAATTGAATTAAATAAAGAGTTTATAACAAAAGACAAAGTTTATAGATTAGTAGGAAAAGATATAGTTTTTAAAGAATTTAAAAAAGAAGATAAAAAAGTGAAAATAGATGCTAAAGTAGAAATCGAACCACAAGTTGAAGAAACACCAGAAAAAAGAAAGATTGATATAATGGAGCTTTATAAGATATTTGTGACAGAAGATAAACCAGAAGCAGAAAACATAAAAGAGATTGAACAATGGAAAATACGAAAGAAAACCCTCCAGAAAAAGATTTTAGAGGAATTTGGAATGGAGGAATATGAAGATTTAATTATAGGAAAAAATGAAAAAGAAGAAAATCAAGAATCTTTAATACAAACACCAATACAAACACCAACTCCAACTCCAACACCAACAACACAATCACCAACTTCAGCAATGCCATTAGGAGGAGAAATACCAATGACACCAATAACACCACCAACAGCAACATCAGCAATGAAACCAACACCAAGACTAACAAGAAGATTAGCGGCAAAAGTTCCGTTCATTAAAAGATTTGTTAGTTAAAAGGTCGATAGTTAATTTGATTACAAAACAAAAATATGCCAAAATTAACAGGATTTAAAAAAGTAACAGCATTTCCACTTAACGAAATTACTGTAACAACTAATGGATCAATAATTGATACAAAGGTCAGCAATATGTATTCATTCAATACTGCTTTAGTTGATATCAATATTGGAAACTTAGGAGACCAAGACTCAACTAAAGTAAAAATCCAAGAAAGTGATTCGCCAACATTTGCTTCAGGGGTTACAACTGCCAAAGGAGGAGAAGAAATAACAGTATCGGCTAATACACAATATACAATGCAAGTAGAAAGGAGAAAAAGATATTTAAGACCAGTAATTACCATAACTTCAGGGGCAGGACAAGATCCTAGGGCAGTGGCTTGTATTGGAATGATTTTATGGAATATTCCAACACCA